GAGAGTGCATACTCTGCTGCTGTTAATTTTACAACTCCTTTAGTTGATCAACCAGAGATACAAACTATTACTCCTGCATTCAACCCAACAATTAATGTTGATGCTATTGCAATGAAAGCAGGATATCAACATACGTCTAGTGATTGGCAGTTCTCTCCTGCAAATACATTTGCAAGTATTGTACATCAATCTCTTGGTAACTCAACAAACCTAAGTTCTTACACATTGCCTGGTGCAGTAAACTTAAGTGCAAATACTACATACTATGTAAGAATTAGATTCAATATCAATCCTACTTAAAATGGCTTCACCCAATAGCAGACAAGGACTTATCGACTACGCATTGCGTCAGAACGGTGCTCCAGTCCTAGAAATAAACATAGAAGATGATCAGATAAGTGATCTAGTAGATGATGCTGTCCAGTTTTATAACGAGAGACATATGGATGGATATATCAGAACCCATCTAAAAGTTCAGTACAGTCAGTTAATGTTAGATGCTATGACAACAGACACTGATACTACTGTTGCATCAGGTACATCTAATAATCAAACTATTACATTTAAAGAACAGAACAACTACATTAAGATGCCACCATACGTAACCACTGTGGTCAAGGTATTTGATTTTGTATCTAAGAATGTCACAAACTTATTTGACGTTAGGTATCAGTGGAGATTGAATGACCTTTGGGATCTTACACAGACAGAGATACTTACATATGAAATGGTCAATAGAAGATTAGAAGATATCTACTATCTGTTAGAAGGACAGAAACAGATTAGATATCAAATGCGTGGTGACAGACTATATCTTGATTTAGATTTTAAAACTGACGTTCCCGAAGATCAGTTCTTAGTTCTAGAATGTTATCGTGCAGTTGATCCTACACAATTTACAGATGTATATAATGACATTTGGTTAAAGAGATATGTATCTGCATTAATACAAAGACAGTGGGGTGCTAACTTAATCAAGTTCCAAGGAGCACAGTTGCCAGGTGGAATTACAATGAATGGTGAGTTTATATACAACGAAGGTAAAGAGAAAGTAGCAAAGTTAGAAGAAGAGATGTTATCACAGTATGAGACACCACCACTAGACATGATTGGATAATGGCAAGAACCACTTACTTCACACATGGCACTAGGAACGAACAGTTTCTATTGCAAAACTTAGTAGAAGAACATCTCAAAATGTTTGGGATGGATGTTCTATACTGTCCTAGAGAAATTATGCTCAAGGATGGTGTGTTCAATGAGGAAGTAATTGGTGAGTTTAATGATGCATATATTATAGAAGCATACATGGAAAACTTTGATGGTTTCCAAGGTGGTGGAGATCTATTAACAAAGTTTGGTGTAGCACAGACTGATGAAATAACTATGGTTATATCTCAGCAAAGATTCTCGGATCTTATATCACAATTCCTTCTACTTGATAAAGATTATCAAGTTGCAGAAAGACCACAAGAAGGAGATCTGATATACCTTCCTTTAACAAGTAATTACTTTGAGATAAAATTTGTAGAACATGAAGAACCTTTCTACCAGTTAGGTAAGGGTTATGTTTATAAACTGAAAGCTGAACTATTCGAGTACAGTGACGAGCAAGGAGATCTATTTGATAGTGATGAGGAACTAGTTGATTACGGTTACACTGTTAAACATTACTATCTTACTTCTGCAGGAACTAATGCATCTGGAACTCCTGTAGTATCTAATGGTGCACTTACAAATATATTCATCAGTGACAATGGTAGCAAATATAATGAGACACCTTTAATTACAATTAGTGGTGATGGTACAGGTGCAACTGCAGAAGCATTCATGGTTAATATAACTATTAGCAGTGGATCACCAACATCATCTGCTGTCATCAGAGCAGTTGTAAAAGAAGGTCAGATAAGATCTATTAACATAGTTGATGGTGGATCTGGATATGATGAAGATAGAGCAACCTTAAATGTATCAGCACCTGATAGTGGTGGTGTAGCAGCAACATTAGTTCCTACTTTTACCAACGGAACATTGACTGCAATNAATATATTAAGTGGTGGATCAGGTTATAAGAGTGTAAGACTTATAGATATTACTAACGCGGGTAGTGGATATACATCTGCAACTGCTGCGTTTACTGCTGCTCCTGCAGGAATCACAGGTGCATTTACAGTTCCAGAAACTGTCACAGGTGCTACAACTGGTGCAACTGCAAACCTAGTTGAGTGGGATGCACAAGAAGGATGGATTAAACTTAAGACACCAACTGGTACATTTGCTATAGGTGAATTAATTATAGGATCAGAGTCTGGAGCACAGATAGTTCTCGATAGTAGGAATGAGCAAGCAACTGCTGATCCTAAATATTCAGAGAGCGTAACCTTTGAGAGTTTCGGTGACGACATCATTGACTTCAGTGAAGGCAACCCATTTGGATTGGTTTAAAAAATTATGTTAGGATCATACACGTATAACAAAATTCTTAGAAAGTGTGTCATTGGATTTGGTACACTCTTTAATAATATAGAATGTAGGAAAGAAAATAAAGACGGGTCAGTATATAGTAGGATGAAAGTACCACTAGCGTACGGTCCTAGACAAAAATTCTTAGCAAGATTAGAACAACAGGCAGATCTTAACCAGAAGGTTGCGATCACAGTTCCCCGTTTATCTTTTGAGATGACAGGGATATCATATGATAGTGCTAGAAAACTTGCACCAACAACACTAACACTCAAAGCAAACACAGCAAATGCAGTTAAGAAACAATTTACACCTGTCCCTTATAACATTGACTTTGAGCTTAATGTTATATCAAAAACAAATGACGAAGCATTAGAAATATTAGAACAGATAGTTCCTATCTTCCAACCTTCATATCAAATGACTATTAAGTTGGTTGATGAGATGCAAGACTTTAGAGACATTCCTATCATATTGAATAGTATCAATTATAGTGATGACTATGAAGGATCTTTTGATGATAAGAAGATTACTTTGATTACGATGAACTTCACAGTCAAAGCATACATCTTCGGACCTGTAGGAACTCAAGCACCAATCAAGAAAGCAAAGGCAGACATATACACAGATATGAAAGACGTTGCTACTACAAGACAGGTTGCTTATCAGGTACAACCAAAAGCACTTACAGATCAAAACCAAGATGGAACTACAGAATTGTCAGGAGCAATTACTGCAAGGAATCTTACTATCGAAGTTCTTGATTACACCAACATACCAACACAATCTTATATTGAAATTGGTAATGAGGTGATGTATGTAAAAGGTAAAGTTACTCCAAACAAATTGCAAGTTCGTAGAGCACAGAATGGAACTACAGCTGCATCAGCAACTTCGGGTACACCTATTGATCTTATAGATGCAACAGATGATGCACTACTAACAGGTGGTGACGACTTTGGATTTAGCGAGACGGTATCTTATTATGAGTAACTTAGAAGAAAATTGGTTTGATGATGCAAGTAATGCTGCAGAAACAGAAGTCGTGCCTGAGAAAAACAAACTTCATCTAAAGAAAACAGGTGATGATGTTGATAAAGACTACGAATACACTAGAGGTAATTTGTATTCTTTAATTGATAAAGGACAAGAAGCAGTCAATGGTGCTCTTGATCTTGCCATGTCATCTGACCATCCACGTGCTTATGAAGTTGCAGGACAACTAATTAAAAACGTAGGTGATGTTGCAGACAAACTGATGGCATTACAAAAGGACAAAAAATCTATCAAAGAAGAAAGTCCTAAGAGTGTAGTTACTAACAACTCTTTGTTTGTTGGTAGCACTGCTGACCTACAAAAAATGTTAAAACAAGCAAGCAAGAAAAAGGATAAATAAGTTTATGGCATACAAAAGACACGACAAAGATAATAACGAAGTCAGTCCTCAACCAGGCAAGACTACAGTAAATTATCTCTCAGGTAATGAGGGTTGGAGCACAGTCACATATGAAAATTTTAATGCTGACTATCAAGCTCGTAACTCNGANAATAGTGCTAGAACACCTGGCACATTTCAAGCACGTGACAAAGATAACAATGCAAGAACTCCTGCTGCGTATCAACGTCATGACAAAGACAATAACCCAGTGACAGGATAATGGCAACTCGCATACCAACTATGTACGGAAGATATTATGTTATCTCTCTTATATGGAGAGGTAGGCAATTTACTTTCACTGCATACAGAGCAACTCTTTCTAAGATGCAAAGACCACAGGCACAGAAACTGTGTGATAAGATGTATCCTGGTTGTAGAGTTATATCATTCCATGAGTCAGATGCAACTGACGGACCTGTAGTTCTCACAACAGAGGAAGCACCTAAAGGTGCAAAGTATGATAGAATGATAAAGCATATAAAGAAATCATATTCTAAGGATGGTAACTTGACAAAGGGTGAGGAAGGTATAGCATACGCTACAGCATGGAAGCATAAGAATAAAAAGAAGAACGAAGAATACGATAAGTCAAAGAACTGTGGTTGTGGTAAAGATCCATGTATCACATATGGAAAACAGATTGATCCAGATTGTCAGGTTGATGAAGGTAAAAAATTAAAGAAGAAAGAAAAGTCAGTTCAACATGCAACTGATGTTCCTAACTTTCCACAAGATCAAGTAAGCGAATCTAAGTGTGGTAAGGGAGAGTACTTCTGTAATGATGAGCAGAAATGCAAACCAATACCAAAAGGTTATCATGTAATGCCAGATGGTATGTTAATGAAAGGTAAAAAGCATAGTGTTAGTGAAGAAGCATGGCAAAGAAAGGAAGGTAAAAATAAATCTGGTGGTTTAAATGAGAAAGGGAGAAAGTCTTATGAGAGAGCAAATCCTGGTTCTGACTTAAAAGCACCAAGCAAGAAGAAAGGTAATAAGCGAAGAGCAAGTTTCTGTGCTAGAATGAAAGGTATGAAGAAGAAGTTGACAAGTGCGAAGACTGCTAGGGATCCCGACAGTCGTATAAACAAGTCACTTCGTGCTTGGAACTGTTAATTATAGGAGACTAAATATGTCTAGAGTTCAAGAATTGCAAGCAGAACTTAGAGTTCTGGAAGCATTCAATGACACAACTCGTGCAACTATTCTACGCTCTATGCTAGAATACGAAATCAAAGCAGAGGAGAAGTCTCATGTCAATGGTATCGGAAGATCTTCTAGATCTTGATTGGAAAGATTACGAAGGTGTGATAGGACAAGATCCTATTTCACATAAGTACGAAGTGCAATTAAATAGACGACTGCACTGGTTTGATACGAGAGAAGAAGCTGAGCATTACTTGAA